ATGGCAAAGTTTGGCGCTATTGATATTGATCACTATAAAAACTTCAGTCCTAAAAAATATTTAGACACAATAAAAGAACATAATATTCCTGTCATTCCCTGCAGGTCTAAAAGTGGAGGATTACATATTTATGTCTTTTTAAAGGAACCAATCAAAGCAACCATTATAAGAAATTTTTTAAGTACTCTATTATTTACTTTTGGTCTCAAGGCTAAAACAGAAATTTTTCCAAAACAAACAGAACTGGGCGAAGATGATAAAGGTAACCTTCAAAACGGACATTTCATTAATCTTCCTTATTATAAAAAAACAGAACGATGTGCTTTAAATTTTGATGGAACAGAATTTACCTTTGATCAATTCATAGAAGTTATTAATACAAATTTAAAATCAAAAGAGGAGCTAGAAAATTTTTCACTGACTCATATAAAAGCTGTATTACAAGGAGGCGCAGAAGAATTTAATGAAGGTCCTCCTTGCCTACAAGCTATAACTCGAGCATGCCAAAATGGTGGAAAATTAAAAGATGATAGAGATAGATTTTTATATAACTACATGGTTTTCGCCAAAAAGAAATACCCTGATAATTGGGAAGATAGAGTCAAACAAGCGGCAAGAGAATATTTTATTTATGATCAAAAATGGGACGATAATTATGTAGGCTTTAAAATTAAAGGATGGAAAAAAGAAACAAAAGGACATTTATGCAATGAAGAACCGATCGTTAATTTTTGCATGAAATCTGAATGTGTAAAAAGAAAATTTGGCATTGCCTCCGATCATAGAAAAGCTTTTCCTGCATTATCTGGCCTACAAAAAATAAATTACAGACCTGATCCAGAATATACATTTAATGTTGCATGTCCTGATGGTGAAAAAGTCAAGCAAGTCCATGCTAAATCCATAGAATATATAACCGATCAAAGAAAAATGAGAAACATCATTGGTGTTGCTGCAAATTTTGTTCCTCCTATGCAAAAAGGAGATATTTATCAAGAAATATTAGATAATTTATTTAATTCTCAACTGGACGATATCGAACCACCTGAAGAAACAAGTCCAGAAGGACAATTATTTAATTATATGAAAGAATATATCAATGGACCAAAAGCAGAAACGAATGTTGCTTTTAAAAGTGGATCAACTTTATGGGAAGATGAGTATGCTTACTTTAAATTCGAGCCTTTCTTCGATACCTTAAAAAATAAAGAATGGAAAATAAAAACTCAACAAACAGCCCATATGATTAAAACAAATAAAAAAATATTGGGCGAGTTTGGTCCAAAACGATTTCCTAAGAAAAAAGAAGAAAAAGAATCTAATGATCCTCTTCAAGTAATTAAAGTAAAAATAAATAAATTTAAAGAAGAAAAGATTGAAGACGAACCTATAGATATAAAAGGAACTGATAATCTTATATGATCAAAAAAATATTAGGACCACCTGGAACAGGAAAGACCTTTACCCTATTGAATTATGTAAGAGATTATATAAAAAAAGGAACTCCACTCCATCGCATTGGTTATTTTGCTTTCACAAGAAAAGCGGCCTACAATGCAAGAGATACCTTTCTTGAAGACGATAATTTTAAAGATGTTTCATCTGACCTTACAAAATCAGACCTAAAATTTTTTCAAACCCTGCATTCTTTTTCTTTTCATACATTAGGCTTGAGTGAAGATCGTGTAATGCAACCAGAACATTATGAGGAAATAGGTAGACTAACAGGCGTGCGCGTAAAATATACAAAGTACAATGAAGAAGAAAACAATGGTTATTTAAACTGTGATTCTGAATATTTTTCATTAATCAATAAAGCTAGAGTTAAGGACATAGGCATAGAATCTGAGTTTAATACGAATAATTATTCACGAAAAATTGATTACATCACACTGAATCATATTAAAATTAATTTAAAAAATTACCAAGAAAAAAATAAATTAATGGATTACACCGAAATGATTAATGACTTTATTAAGAAGGAGGAACAATCCCCTACCTTCAAAGTTATTTTTATAGATGAGGCACAGGATCTTTCCCCTATTCAATGGAAAATGTTTGATATTCTTAAAACAAAATCCTCTGATATTTTTTTAGCAGGAGATGATGATCAAGCTATTTTTGAATGGGCTGGAGCAGACGTTAAGCGGTTTATTAATGAACCGGCAGAAGAAGAAATTCTTCCACAGTCTAGAAGAGTTCCAGAACTTGTTCAAGAGTATGCTAATACGATTATCTCCAGAATTCCCGAAGAAAGAAGAATTAAAAAGCAATGGTCTCCAAGAAGAGATGACCAGGGAAATATTGTTAAGGGACGAGCGGAAAAAATTAATTCTATAGATAGTTTAGATTTGTCAAAAAATAAATGGCTTATTTTAGGACGGTCAAAAAACAAGTTGGATGAAATGGCTGACAGATTAAAGAAAAAAAACTTATACTTCGAAACCAAGTTTGGTAAAAGCTATAGTCAAAAACTTTATCGAAGTATTATAAATTGGACACGTTGGACAAAGGATGAAGGCCTAACCTTACCAGAAACCAAAGATGTATTCGAATATTTGGACAAAGATTTTAATGAAAAACAATTCGAGAATCAAGAACTTATTAAAATAAAAGACGTGGGTTTTAGTTCTAATATAGTTTGGTTTGATGCATTTACCAAAGCCAGCCTCAATGAAAAATTATATATTAGAGCAATGCTAGGCAATGGAGAAAAATTAAGTCAAAATGCAAGGATTAAATTATCTACTATACATACTATAAAAGGAGATGAAGAAATTAACGTTATCGTTATTCTAGATAATACAAACAAAATAAGAAAGTCCATTGAAAATAATCCTGAAAAACAAGACGAAGAACATCGGGTATGGTATGTAGCAATTACTCGTGCTAAACAAAATTTATACTTATTGAAAGCAAAAATAGAAAGAAGAGGATACCGATTATGAGTGTCTATAAAAAACAAGTTGGTGGATCACACTATCTCAAAATGAAAATTCAACCTTCTGAATTTGCTAATAAGAACAATTTGCCCTTTGCAGAAGGCAACGCTATCAAATATATTTGTCGACATAAATATAAAGGGGGAAAGGAAGATTTAAAAAAAGCAAAACATTATATTGAAATGATAGAAGAAAGAGATTATCAAACTGAAAAACAGGAAACAGGGATCGAGGGCTACAAAAAATGGAAAGTGAATAAATGATCATTCCTAAATTCGAAGCCCAGAAAGAATGGAATGCACCCACTGAATTTCCAGACCTAAGAAGTTATGATGAAATAGCGGTGGACTTAGAGACAAAAGATCCTGATTTAAAAAATAAAGGATCCGGCTCGATTATTGGTAATGGTGAAGTGGTGGGCATTGCCATCGCAGTACAGAATTTATCGTGGTACTTTCCCATTGCTCATGACAACGGTCCCAACATGGATCGTAAAAAAGTTTTAGAATGGTTCAAAGACACTATGGCAAGTCAAGCCACAAAAATATTTCATAACGCCATATACGATGTCTGTTGGATCAAAAAATTAGGTATCAAGATCAATGGCTTAATCGTCGATACTATGGTCGCAGCCTCATTGGTTGATGAAAATCGTTATCGTTTTGATTTAAATTCTTTAGGATGGGACTATTTAGGCCATGGGAAAAATGAAACCATCCTTAATGAAGCAGCCAAAGAATGGGGCGTTGATCCTAAAGCTGAACTATGGAAACTTCCTGCCATTCACGTCGGACAATACGCGGAAAAGGATGCAATCCTAACACTGGACTTGTGGCAAGAAATGAAGAAAGAAATAATAAATCAGGATCTAGAGAGTATCTTTAATTTAGAAACGGATCTATTTCCCTGCCTCGTGGATATGAGATTTAAAGGAGTACGGGTTAATAGCGAACGAGCCCATCAATTAAAGAAAGACCTAATCACACAAGAAAAAGAACTTCTATTGAAAGTGAAGCAGGGAACTGGAATCGACGTTCAGATTATGGCTTCTCGTTCAGTCGCAAAAGTATTTGATAAATTAAATGTTTCCTACGATCAAACGGCCACAGGCTTACCCAGTTTTACTAAAAATTTCTTAGCGGAACATAGTCATCCTATGATTAAATGTATCGCCAAAGCCCGAGAAGTTAATAAGGCTCATTCAACGTTCATCGATTCTATTTTAAAGTATGAACATAAAGGACGCATTCACGCTGAAATCAATCAGACTCGATCCGATAATGGAGGCACTATAACCGGACGATTCAGTTACCGAAATCCAAATCTCCAGCAGATTCCAGCACGGAACAAGGACCTCGGACCTTTGATCCGTAGCATTTTTATTCCTGAAGAAGGTTGCGAGTGGGGATGTTTTGACTACTCACAACAGGAGCCTCGACTCGTTGTACACTATGCCTCTCTTTATAAATTTCCATCGGTCTACGAAGTTGTTCATTCTTATGAAAATGACGCAAGCACAGACTTCCATCAAATCGTTGCGGATATGGCAAAGATCCCAAGATCGCAAGCCAAGACCATTAACCTTGGTTTGTTCTATGGAATGGGAAAAGCAAAATTACAAGCTGAACTTGGAGTGTCCAAAGATAAAGCTAAAGAACTTTTTGATCAATATCATGCTAAAGTTCCTTTCGTAAAACAACTTATGAATGTAGCATCAAATCGTGCACAGGATCGTGGACAAATTAGAACGTTATTGGGCAGATTATGCAGGTTTCATTTATGGGAACCTAATTCATTCGGGATGCATAAAGCACTAC